CGTCAAGGGCTTTTTTGGCCGGTTCGGAATCGGTGACGGCGTGGACAACGGCGGTTTCGGCGGCACGTCCATCCCGACGCTGCCGCAGACGATTAACCGGGTCGGCCGGTGGATCGGCGGGCTGTTCAATGGCGGTGGATCGCAGCCCCAGCCGCTGATGCCGTCGGCGTATCTGACGGGAAACTTTGGCCCACAGCAGACAGGATCTGGATTCCAGCCTATCGACCTGAGCTACGGCCAGAGCCAACAGCAAGCGCCGGACACGTCACAAGCGCCCCTCCCTGGCCTTGGATCGCCAATAGGCGGATACGGGCCGCGAAGCCCTGGCGCTGCGCATCTTGGCTACTCTGGCGACACCGCCAGCGGCGCACGCGGGACAATCGGCATGGGCGTAGGGCAGGCAAGCATGAGTGACGTCGAGGCCATGCTTTCGTCGGGCGCTGGCAGAGGTAGGAACTTTGGTAGCCAAGCCATGCCTTTTCACGAGATCAACGAAGATCGAAGGGAAGCCAAGGCGGCAGGCATGACGTTGCGGCAGTATCGGGCCGCGCTTGGCAAGCCGGGGTTTGGGCTGTAGTCATGGCTGTGCGCAAGAACAAACCTGCCAAGGAGCGCAAAGACGGGCGTCGCAAGAACGGCGTTCCCAGGGCGCACGGTAACGGCTACGTCAACACCCGGACACCGGAAGCGGTCGCGGAAATCCTTGATAGACTCAAGCAGGGCGAGCCGCTGCTGGTGATCTGCCGTGATCCGCATCTTCCGGCTGCGAGGACGTTTCAGGACTGGTACGCGGCGGACCAGGAATTGCATGCGGACTACATGATCGCTCGTTCGCTAGGCTGGGACGCCATCGCGCACCGCACCAGATCCATCGCGCGTGGGGCAGAAGGCTCATCCGGCGATATCCAACGCGACAAGCTCATCATCGACACGGACCTGCGCTTGCTTGCCAAGTGGGACTCCGGGCGGTATGGCGACAAGCTGACGCAAGAGATCACGGGCAAGGACGGCGGACCCATAGAACACAAATACGCTGGGCTGACAGACGAGCAGATCAAAGCCGAGATTGCTCGGCGAATGGCGCAACTGACCTGAGGGCATCATGGCTACGACAACGATCATCGCGGCAAAAACGGCGGCGGAAACCGTGCTTTTGGACACGGGCAACTACTCCCGCGTGACGCTGGCTGCTGGCGGGCTGGCTGGGGCGGAAGTCCTGACGGTCACTATCGTCATGCCAGACGGCACGCTGGTCACGGCAAAGGACGAGAGCGGGGCGGCTGCGGCAGTGTCGGCAACCGCGAACAGCATCGTTCTGGCGGGTGGCCCGACATACTCCATCGGAAAGCCCTTGACGGCGGGGGCGGCATCCGTTGCGTTTTCCCCGTGCAGCAACAACTGACCTGATTCAAGCGTTCCACCCGACCGCCGAAAGGCGGTTTTTATGCCTCCGCTTCGGCGGCTCAACTTTGAGAGGTATTTATGAGCAAGACACGAGATTCATTCGTTCAACTGGCAAACAAGGCGGGCTGGCCGGTTTTACAACAGGCACTGCGCGCCGCGTTTGCGGCAGAGCATGCCGTCAAGCCTGCAACCACGGCACGCCTATCGAACGCCACAATTTCGGCAGACCCCGATTTGGTGGTTACACTGTTGGCCGGTGTCCCATACCTGATCGAAGTCACACTTCCTATCACCACGGGAGCAACGCCAGGTTTCCAGTTTGATTTCACTGGCGGAACCCTTGGCACCACGCAAACGGACTACTTTGTCGGCGTGGCCACGCTGTACACCGCAAACCAGGCGGCTGTTGCGGCTGTGGATATCGCAGCGGTCAACACGGCGGTAAGCCCAACGGCGGCAAACCACACGCGCGGTTATGCGACTGTCACGGCCAAGTTCAACACGTCGGGCACCTTGGCGCTTGCTTGGGCGCAGAAGGCGTCAAACGGAGTTACGGCGGCTCAGTTGCTTGCCGGTGCACGCTTGACCGCAACGCCGCTGGATCTGGTCACTGGCCGGTGATGGCGATGAATACTAGGGGGAGTGCCCCCGGAGCCGGTGGAATCCCGGCATTGACATGGTGAGTGCATGCGTGACCCGCGGATTGAAATCCTTGAGCTGATCGACGAGCGGGAAAGGCGCGCACGGTTCAACAAGATTGCCAGGTTCTACCCTGATATCGGGCCATTGCGGCGCGAGTTGTATCCAAAGCACATGCGCGTCTTTGAGGGTGGAGCGACATGCCGAGAACGCTGCATGCAAGGCGGAAACGGCACTGGCAAGACGGAAGGCGTAGGGGCGTACGAGGTCACGCTTCACGCAACAGGCGAATACCCGGATTGGTGGGTCGGCAGGCGGTACGACCGACCGACTGATATCTGGGTCGCTGGCGACACGAAAGAGACGGTCCGCGACATCACGCAGGTCAAGCTGATCGGGGATGTTGCGAAAGGCGGAATCGGCGCGCTGGGGACCGGGATGATCCCGCGAGCCGCGATGCTGAACGATCAGGGCCAGTTCAACGGCAAGTTCAGGCAAGGCACGAACTACGCTTGCGACTTCGTGCGGGTCAAGCACAAGTCCGGCGGTCATTCGACGGTCGGTTTCAAGAGCTACGACCAGCGTCGCGAGTCATTTCAGGGCACGGAAAAGGATCTGATCTGGCTCGACGAAGAGCCACCAATGGACATCTACACGGAATGCCTTTTTCGAGGGCGAACCGTGAACGGCATGATCCTGCTCACGTTTACCCCGTTGTCCGGGCCAACAGATGTTGTCCGGTCATTTGGCCGAACCGCAGAGGACGGGTCAAGCAAGATGCTGGTGAAGTGCCGGTGGGACGATGTCCCGCACCTGACCGAAGAAGAGAAAGCGCAGATGCTGGCGGGTTGTCCGCCATATCTGCGAGAGGCGCGCATGAACGGCGAGGCCGTTGCTGGCGCTGGGAGGATTTATCCGGTGGATGAGTCCGAGTTTGTCATCAAACCGTTGAAAAGCATCCCCGACCACTGGCCGCGCATCTTCGGGATTGACTGCGGATGGCGGATGACGGCGGCGGTATGGCTGGCGCATGACCGCGACACGGATATTGTTTACATGTATTCAGACTACTACCGGGGTGAGGCCGAAGTTCCGATCCACGCGTCGGCTGTAAAGGCGCACGGCCATTGGATACCTGGCATTGGCGACGTGGCGGGCGGGTCACAAACCACGGGCGACACGTTCATGGACCTGTACCGCAAGCAAGGCTTGATTGTCAGGCTGCCGAACAAGGCGGTCGAGGCTGGCATTGCGACGGTTCTGGAAAGACTGTCAACAGGTCGGCTCAAGGTCTACAACACTTGCGAGAAGTTCCTGGACGAGCTTCGGCGCTACTCGTACGACGACAAGGGCCGCGTGCGGAAAGAGGATGATCACGGTTTGGACGCCATGCGTTACGCAATTATGGGGCTTGAGCATGCGCGGGTGCGCAGAGCAGACCCACTACCAAGCACGGCAGAACAGACGTTCGGCTTGTACTAGGAACCCACGACCTTGAACGAAGAACTGACCATCGGCGTTGTGACCGATGCAAACCCGGCTGATCCTGAATCAATCGAAGCGTTGCGTGTTGCGGTTGCGCTCGCCGAGGAAATGGCGAAGGAGGCGAAGATACGCAAGCTGGTGGCCATGAAGAACTTGGTCAGAAGGCTGTCTGAAGAACGGGATGAGCTTATCAAGGCCAAGCGCGACATCGACATGATGATGTTGGACTCGCGCAGGATTTACCGTGGAGATGACGCGTACAACGACGCGACGAAGGCCCAGCCGGTTAGTTCGGATGGGGCGAGCAATCCACCCAGACAGAAATTGCTGAAGGCCAGGACGGATCGATGGGAAGCGCGCATGGTGGAAATGCTGAGCGCGAACCCATGGAGCCTTGAGCCGGATTGTGATCCTGACGAGCTGCGCCAAGACCCTGAGCTTGCGGCGATAGTGCAGTCCAGGTGCGACGGGATGGAGATGGCCATCAAGAACCAGTTGAAATGGTGCAAGTTTGATCGGTCAATTCGGCGAATGTGCAAGGACGCGGCGCAGATTGGGACCGGGCTGCTGATGGGTCCAAGGAACGCGGTTCGTCGCAAGCGCACGTACCGCCCAGATGGCCAGCAGAAAAGCATGATGGTGGCCGAGGAATCACTTGTCCCGGAGTTTGCCGAAGCCGATCCGTTTTTCTTTTTCCCCGAAATGACGGACCGCGCCGAGAAGGCCGAAAAGGCGTTCTACGTTCACCTGATGGGGCGCATGGAAGTGCAGAACCTGGCACCGGGGTTCGATGAGTTCCAGGTCAATGCCTTGCTGCGAACCGATCCTGACCTTGGCGAGATCGGAAAGACGCTCGCGATCCGTGCGCAATACCTTGACCAGAAGCACGCGTACAAGGGCAGGTACGCGGTCTGGCGTTACACGGGCGTCCTGAGCCGCGAGGACCTTGAGGTCTTGGACTTGTGCGGCTGCGAGGACACGCCGAACGACGACGAGGGCAATCCTGAGCCGGTCGCGATGGCTATGGCCGACATCTGGTTCTGCCAAGACTTCATACTGCGCGCCCGCCTCGCTCCGGTCCCTGACGATTTCCGCATCCCGTACTACGTTTTCGCGCCGTTCCCGCTCGATGATTTGATGTTCGGCATAGGGATGCCAATGATTGCGAGCGATTCAAACCGGGTGGCGAACGCGGCATGGCTCATGGCGCTGCACAACCAGAGCGTGTCATCCGGTCCGCTGGTGGTGATGGACCAGGGCAAGTTGCAACCGGCGGATCGACAGTGGGCCCTGAGAGGGCCGAAAGTCCTGTACACGAAGGATGGCGGCGTGCCGTCTGAGGTCATCTATGCGTTCAACATCCCGAACGAGTCAGAAGGCGCGCTCAGGATCATGGATCGCGCCATCGCGATCATGGACGAGGAACTGAACACATCGCAGTGGGCAAGTCCGGAAGGCGCTGAAGAGCATCAAACCGCGTCCGGCCTGGCGATGATCCTGAACGTTCGCAGCATCATGCAGGGGCGCGTTGCTGCGGCTGCGGATGATGACGTGTTCGAGCCGATCATTTGCCGGGCTATCTGGTGGAACAACGACCACGGCGATGACGAGGAAATCAAGGGCGAGTACATCGTTCGCCCGTTGGTCCAGTCTGAGCGATTGGTCAAAGACGTTCGGCAGCAGCAGGCCATGGCATTCACGCAGATGGTTTCCGATCCGCGCTTTGAGGGCATGGTGGACAACCGCAAGTTGCTGGAGATGAATGTCTCGCAACTTGATGGCCCGTACACGGACGTTCTTGTTCCAGAAGCCGAATACATGGAGGCGATGGCGAACAAGCCTCCAGATCCGGCAATGCTGGAACAGCAGTACCTTGCTGCCCGCGCAGAAACCGAGAAGGCCAAGCAGCAGACCGAGCTGGTCAAGGCGCAGACCGAACAGATCAAGTTGCAGCGCGAGATGCTGGAACTGCAACTGGCGTCGCAGCCGCAATCCGAAGGACCGAA